ACCAAATATCCATTCGTCCAATGTTGTGGGCCAACATCAATGGATTCATTGATCATCTGCATTGCATCATTTGCATCGCTAGAGGCGGACAGGTGGCCTGAAGCAATAACAGATTTATCGTCGGCACTCAGGATTGCAGTTTGAGACTGAGTAGTCAACTGAAATTTAGTAGCATAGTCTATGCTCGTACCAGGAACAAGTTGGAATCCACCAGCGTTCCACTGAACGTCTACATTGTGAATCCTAAGTACGGATTTACCCAGTGCATCAACAAATGCACCCAGGTCTATTGTCGACTCGGCATAAGTGCTGCCGTTGTATGCTATCGTGCCACGAACAAAGAAGGAATCTGTTTTCGCCATGACCATCGCCTGTTACAATCTCGGTAATAAACATTACATTCTAGTCTACGACCCGCTAATCCTCCTATAATTCCCCCGCCCGCCACAGAGCCCCTCAGTGCGGGCGACTGCATATAGAGTTACGCTAATGCCTGGCCCCCAGGTCACCTGGATTATTATTAACTTAATATACCGGAAGCCCCCAGGGTAGTATATGCCCATAGTAAGTGTGAACCTATCTGACGAAGCCTGGACCTATTACCGAATATGGAGGGATTCAGGCAGGAGTGCCTCTAAGAAGGTCTCTCTAGCCATTGAACGCCTATGGGACGGTGAATCCATAATTCCAGCCCTACAACCTGGAGACAGGCGCACAAGCATCACAGGCGATGTATTGGAATGGACCGATAAAGGTTGGAAGGTGATAGAATGAGATGTGTTAGTGATATCAAAAAGATGAGTTTAACTGCGTGTAGATTAGTACACAAACATGGAATGTGTCCATGCCAGGAGGAAGAAGAATGACTTGTCATTGTGAAATTTGGACAGTCCCCTGTTATGACTGTCAATATCCGGAGGAAGAAGAATGAATGTCACGTGCCGCGATTGTAAATCAGTATTTAGATCTTGGAATCGAGATTACGTTCGATGTGGAACATGTGCCAGATTGCGGAGAGCGGCTAATGGATATCAATGGCCGTCCAGCTGTAAGGAGTCCTTGAAATGATTCTCCAATTCCCTGATTTGTTGTTCTATGATTACGAACATTGGGCTCGGAGCCTAGGCTCAGAGGCCTAACTAGACTCTTTGATTTGATACAGCAGCGCTTCTGCTCCTGTATTCGAGACCTGGGCCAGAGTAATCAAGAAATTCACTGGGCTTAGCAATGGATTTGGATTGGCACCGGTCGTCATCGTCCAGGCGTTGACATAAATGTCCTCAGGGATGATGTGACCTGGGTCGACGATGACTTGGAAGCCTCCTTGGTCTGGTGAGATGGTACCCCATGCAATCTGAGCATGGTCATCGAATCGAAATTGATAATCTTCGTTAGCATCATCATCCCCAACGAGTGCTTGAGGAGTCGCTCCGGCCGCTGTCGTTGCAATGACGAAGAAAACCTTTGAGTTCCCCATGTCAAGTTGACCTGGCTCCACTCCAGACATGATGTCGAGTGAGAGAAGACGCATGTTCAGTTCGTAATTCGAATTGTCCAGTGAGTATTTTCTGGGCACGCTGTTGTCATAGGATGTTGAAAATCCTGAACGGATTGTATGAATACCTCTGTGCATTTTTGGATCACCTCATCTTCTTTGCTAGTTTGTGGGCTTCTTTGACACAACGTCGATATCCACCCTTCTTCCAGCATCCACTCTGCTTCTTGAACTTCCCCTGAACCTTCTTGAATGCCTTTCCGAATTTCTTCGAGTATGCGGATGCCTTTCTCTTGACTTTCGGGCGCTTGGCAATCCCTAATGCACCCGCTTCAATCAATCCTGGTGCCAATTCACCTAGTAATTCACCGGCGATGGGATTGCGAAATGCCCTTCCTGCTGATTCTCCTGCAGTCGTTGCCAGAATATCTGCCAATCCACGGATGATTCTCTGTTTAGTTGTGCATCCTGGACACGGACGCACGCCCATATCCGTTCCACGTGGCAGGTCGATACTTTCCAGTATCTCATCGAGAGTGACCATTGCAATCACTGCTGTGAGAGTGCCAATGCCATTGCAGCTTTTTCGCTAAGGGTCTCAACTGTGCATTCGAGGACGACAGCACATGCAACCATCCCAAAGTCAGCGTTCTGATCTACTCCAAGGTAAATCGATTCTACACCGACCAAATATCCATTCGTCCAATGTTGTGGGCCAACATCAATGGATTCATTGATCATCTGCATTGCATCATTTGCATCGCTAGAGGCGGACAGGTGGCCTGAAGCAATAACAGATTTATCGTCGGCAC